GCCGACAATCCATGAGAATCAATTGAAGGGTTGACCATCTTTCCCTTACCCTCGCAAGTATTGCATAGCTCAAATTTGGCCGGGATATCGATTTCCATTTCGCCGTCCAAGCAAACCGTGAAAATCATTCTCTCTTCGCTGAATGATTCAAACCACCGATGATTAATTTCTCTGCTGTCCATGATTAGTTCTCCTATCTTAGAGTGTTAAGTTACCGTGCTGCCTTCGCCAAGAATGGCAGGTCAAGTATTTCCCGGTCAAGATAGGGTGAGTAATCAATTCGCCCATCCCATCCGTAACCTTTAGCCTGTTTTTCGGCCTCTTGAGCATCCGCAATATTTGAGTAGCGAATGATTTCGACCTCGACGCCGGTAATGGCATCGTTATTTTTACGCCAAATGACTAACAGAAATCTTTCTTTCACAAGCATTACTCCCCCTTAATTAACTCGGCAATTAATTATTGCCTCTTTACTGTATTTCGAGTCTCGAATTGTCTTACTATCGTCTTTGTATCATCTTATTCTAGGGCTATTATTGTCGTATTGCTGTCTTAATATAGCCCTATTCCCCCCGTAGTCCCGTCGTAGTTTAGGAACCGTGCCAAGGGGGAGAACACGCCAAACCCCCAGTGAAATCGCACGATCAACCCCTCGACCGATAGACACCCTCCCCCTACGGGAGTCTATCATAATTGGAGGGTGTCTGTATACCTGTCTCAAAAAGTGGACAGTGGGGTGTTGGGTGTGTAATCTTTATATATGTAATATTTACTATATAAATAATTCAAGAACACCCCCCTAAATCCAAATATTTGGATTCATTATTCTGGATGTATATACCCCCCTATGATTGACTAGGGTAGGGGGGAGGGTATCTCAAAAAACACGTAAAATCCTAGGGTTTTTGAGGTTTCCGGCCATACAGACTAGGGCTAGGCTAGTGGGTTATACGCTTATTATAGGCGGATAATAGGCGGATAAAAGAATGATTGTAGGACTAAAAAGGTTCGCAAAAACACAAAAAGCCCGATAACTAATTCCAGAGGGAACTAATTACCGGGCTATCGTGTCTGTGGGTTGTCTAAGGGTTACTAGCCCTTGCGATTTTCGACCATGATTTCAACCATCCGGTCGAAATTCACGCCGAGCATTGCCGCTGTCTTTTCAACACCCTCAACCTTGGCGGCGAAATTCTTGTCGTCCGCGAAATTGAGAGCAATCAAAACATTGCCCTTGGTCTTGAGCATATGGTCACGACGAGCGTCTGCCGAGCGATTCGCGTAATTCAAGCCATCGGCCATCATTACGCAAGGGTCGAAACCCAAGCCAGAAACGAACTTTGTCATTTCGGCGACATCAAACCCCGCGAAAATCGAGGTATTGATTGACTCGGCAATCTTTTCCCCCTTTTGGTCTTTGGGGTAGACGGGCTCGCCGAGCACCTGAACCTCTGAAGAGGAACCATTACCCCCTCTGCCCCTTTTCGGGACGAGAATCGTGCGGAGTTCAAGCTTGACCGGAGTAGCAGCTACTGTCTTATTTGCCATTGTGGCACCTATCGAAAAACTAATAGGAAAATCCTATTAGAGAATCACGGTTTGTGAGTTCTATTAGCCCGTCAAAAAGGGTTAACGGTTTAGTAGCGGTTTACTCGGTCCATACGGTCGTTATAGTTTTTGGCCCAATCGCCATTGACCACAGTAACGATACCGACAAGGGTAAAGAATCCGATTGATACGATACCCACCAGCGAGAAAAAGAATGGAAAGAAACCCATTACGAAATCTCGGGGAAGGAAGGGCAGAAGTAATCGAACAATTCCCCCAGGTTCATTACCTCTCTGAAGTAATGGCGGGCCATAATTCGACTATAGATTACAGCATCAGTCTGGTAGCCTTTCGCAAGGCAATACCGGACCACGGCTGCAAGTTCAGCAAGGGCAGTCTTATCTTCGATTGTCATGATTGTTCTCATTTCATGACGGGCTAAGACAACCCACAAACCAAGGCGCTATTCAGTTTTCAAAGACCGGACGTAACTTGCACCTGGATAGAATGCAGACAGCGTGCCAAGTAATTTCCTAGCAATTCTTAACAATCCAAAGATAGCCTAATAGGAAGTCTAGTCGCAGGCAGATAAATAGTCTTGTTATTACCATACCGGGCTAGCTAGACTTTACAATGCAAAGCACTTTACGCTGTAGTATCCCTCGTTTTTCCTAGGGAATTTACACTATCCAATTAATTGAATGGGTCACTGTAGGCTATAGGATGCCCTAGGGGGAGGGCTACCGGGTTCAGGCTGGCTATACCCTCGAAAGGGGAGAAGTCTAGCCATAGCCGAATTTTCGCTATACTTTCGCTAGCCACTAATTGGGCTACCTTTCGCTATCCCTTCGCTCTATCCATTCGATACCCCCTCAACCCGGCCAAGTGTAGGCTAGGGCAATTGACCTAGTGTGGTGCTAGGGTATATGACCTAGTAATGTCCGACCTAATTGGTCGGGTATTGGCTGGAATGATTTAGGTTTTTATTATTGAGAGGTTAATGATTAAGGGTAGGTGAAGCCAACCCAACCCCCACCAATCCACTACCCCATACCCCAAACTATCTATTGTTCCACCGCCCCGTCCACCGGGAAACGTAGCACCTCAATCATACTCTAATGAAACTAAACTAATAAAACAAAATTTTTATTTTCTAATTTTTTGGCTAAATAAAATTTAGTACTGTCCCAAAGTTAGGACACTCTTTATGTAAATTCCCTAGGGTTTTCGGGCTTGACTGGTGGAGGAAGGTATGCTACCCTCTAGCTGCATAACTCTATAATTATCATGTATCTAAATGAGTCAGAATTAGAAGCTCGTTTAACTGGTCAAGTCCAGATTAAACAAAAGGGCAATACTACTCGCGGTAAAGCTTTGCCTGATGAATACAAGGCTCTGGCTGGAATGCTCTCTAATTCAGGCGAGAAGCAGAAGGACATTGCAGAAGCTCTAGGAATTAGTCAGTCTCGTGTCTCTGACTACTCTAAAGGCTTAGTAGATAATCGCTTCAGCCAAGACCTGCACGATAAAGTAACTAAGCCAGTAGAAGATAGAAACAAAACAATTCGCAGTAGGGCAATGGATGCCTTAGCTAATATGGTTGAGCAGGTAGCCAATAATGCCGGCGGCTTAGCTCCCGATAAGGCAAGTCGTATTGCAGTAGACATGGCACGTATCTCATCTACTCTAAGTGGTGGGATTGATTCAATGGGATTTAATAAGGCTCTCATCATTGTAGCACCTGCTAGGAATAATGAAGAGTCTTATAAAACAGTTTACGACGTTAAGGGAGAAGTTGAATGAATTCAAGAGTTGCTCTAATTACCTTCTTGGATGGTAATGGTAGTTTCCCAGACAATACATTACCTAGTCAGCCAGCATATCCAAGCAACGCACTACCCGGCGGCGGAGATATTAATAACTCTCTACCTAAGCCGCCCGGTTCAATTGCTACCCTTCCAGTATTTCCTTTCGACCCTTCTGCTCCAAGACCAGATAACTCTTTACCGGGTCAAGGACAAGGGTCTACACTTCCAGTATTACATCCAGGCATGAAGCTTGTAGTTAAGTTCATTGCCTGCTATGGATTCGTTGGAGTTATTGATAACGAACTACCAGACACACCAGAACCTAAATAAGTTGGGCGGGGAAGGGCCGTTAGTCAATTATGATTAGCGGCTCTTCTCGCATTAAAGGTGGTTATGAAGTTTGCTTGGTTACTTGGTTTAATTCTATTAACGGGCTGCGACAGAACTTACATTACAGTTCCAAGTCCAACGGCGCCGAGCGCACCCGAGGCACCAGTAATTACTTCTTATAGTATTGAATTAAGAATCACTGGTAATGCTAATTCTGTTAGAGTTAAATACATTAACCCGGTAGATGGACTAACTCAGCTAACTACTACACTTCCATACTTTGCATCATTCAGAACTAATCAAGATACAATCTTCTTATCGTTAGAGGCTACACCAATAAGTTATCCAGCTACAGTTGATTTCCCTTTCTTATCAGTTCAGATATTCGTTAATGGCTCATTGTTTAGAGAGGCATCGTCAGCGTCCTTATTCCTCTCAACTATCTCAGTAAGTGGGACATATAGACGATGAAGATTGGTGAATGGGAATTCATGGAGACTAGGCGGGATGTAATTCAAGACCCACCAAGAGTCATCGAAATGATTTTCTACGATTGCACTCATACTTCTGGACTTAAGATTGCTAGAAGTTTTACAGCAATCAGGCCGATTGATGATGCTAAGTATGAGGAGTTCTTAAAATTTATTGCTGATGAAATGAGCCAGCAGGAATTTGTTAGGCGTAGGATACAACAATGATTACGAAGCTGATTGGTGAGACTACTCCTATTACTTACAGAGCAGTTAATACTGACTTTGCTGAATCTCCTCCAGGTAATTTAGTAATCATTGAACAGAAGCCGGAAGAGTCAGGCGATAGGATTTGGGTATTGGATGCTATTCAATATTCATACAAAAAAATCGGCGGAGCAGAAACATTAGCTGCTCCAATTACAGGTGGCATTACAATTAAGCTTGATGATAAAGTTAAGTGGGATGCTGACATTTCAGATTACACTGGAGTGTTAAATCTTTACATCCCAAGTCAAACTGATAAGACACTCTCTGTTACCTTAAAGTCTGGTGGTAATGGAGTAGTTGGTAAGCTTAACTGTCAGTGGCATCTTGAACCTGCACAGTAGGAGATTGAACAATGGAAACGAAAGAAGCCCCGAAGGACCACAAGACTAAGGAAGTAGTTGCAGTAACTCCTTTAGTTAGTAATCCTTTGAATAAGGATATCCCTCTACCTAAGCCTCTAGTTCAGGGAATTCCTGATGGAGCTATTGACCCTAACTTTCTTCGTCCAGGTTATGGTCCATTAGAAGGTTCTCCTAAAGAGAATGACCCGACACAGTTAGCTAATCCTAACAATCCTAACAGCCCTATCACTAAGCCAGTTAATCCTTCCAACCCTGCTAATATGCCAGCGACTCAATCAGAGAAGCCTGCATCAGAAGTCAGGATGTTTAATGCTCTGATTAGCAAGGATAGCTTAGAGCCATTAAAGAAAACTCCTGAGCAGGAAGCCAGAGAAAAGTCTAAAGCAGAATCACTGAAAAAGATTGGTGAGATTCTAGCTAAGTTCAATAACAATGAGTCAGAGATTCCAGCTAACTCTGAATACTGGACGTTAGTGAATCAATACCGAGCTATGTAATGTATGTATCGGTTGACTCTGTAGTAGAGAATGCTGCTAGGAAGATTACAGTAAATCCTAGACAGGCTGATTTCGTAAAGATTCCATTCTCTGTTAGGGAAGCATTATATGGTGGTGCAGCGGGCGGAGGAAAGACAGAAATTCTAATCCTTCTCCCGCTAATCTACCAGTTCCATGAGCATCCTCTCTATAGAGGAATCTTACTAAGAAGAAACTTAACGCAGCTAGATTCAGAAATCGTTACAAGGTCACAAGAATACTATCCATCATTCGGTGCAGTCTACAATGAAACTAAGAAAGTCTGGAAATTTCCTCGTGGTGCTAGACAAAGATTCGGTGCAGCCGCTAAGGAATCAGATATTAGAAAGTATGACTCGGATGAATACAATCTTATCTCATATGACGAAGCAACCCATTTCACAGCATTCCAATACAGTTACCTGGTTAATTCACGGCTGCGTTCCAAGTCATCAGACTTACCAGCTATCGCACGTTCAGGAACTAATCCAGGCAACATCGGACATAACTATTTTAAATCACGCTTTGTAAAGCCAGATAAGAATGGCGGTAAGATTCTAATAGACTCTAAGGGTTTAAAACGAATCTTCGTACCGGCTAAGATTACAGACAATAAAGAGTTACTAGAAAGAAACCCTGATTACGTTAAGGCTCTTGAATCATTACCAGAAGCAGAGAAGAGAGCCAAGCTTCTTGGCGACTGGGATACTTACGAAGGCCAAGTCTTTAGAGAGTTTAGATTAGAACCTTTATCAGATGAACCGTCAAACGCAAGACACGTTATTGAGCCTTTTGATATACCTAGCTGGTGGCCTCGTTTCATTGGCATTGATTGGGGATACGCTGCATACACTGTCATCTATTGGGCAGCTTTATCGCCAACGGGTAGGGTCTACATATATAGAGAGTATGCGCATAAAGAAAAGAAGATTGTAGATTACCTTACAGACCTAATTAATTTCACTACACTAGAAGAACGAGAGTCATTAACTAAAGTTAGAATCTGTCATTCAGCAGACCAGAATCGTGGAGAACCTTCTACTATCTATGAGCAGCTAACTAAGGCTCTACGAAGGTCAGAGTTTAGATGCGGGATAGAGTTAGGCGAGAAGAATAGAATTAACGGCAAGCTAACTCTCCACGAATACTTAAGATGGGCACCAAAGGAATCATTAGCTAAGATATACGGTGGAGAGTTCGATAAGGAATACGCAGATAAGATATTCCGCCTATACGGTCAATCAGCATACGTAGATTACGTAAAGGTTTTTGAGGCAGAAAAGCCAGAAGAGAACTTACCTAAGCTACAGATATTCAATACTTGTGAATTACTAATTGAAACTATTCCAGCTTGCATCTACGAAGATACACCAGATGAAGGAAAACATCCAGAGGATGTTAAAGAATTTGACGGTGATGACCCTTACGATTGTATCAGGATTCTACTATCTGGCATACGAGAGTATCAGGTCGTTAATGCAAAACACTTTGAACATTCTGCTAAAGCTCAAGATGCGATTAATGAATTGGCTACAGGCGACCAGACTAGCTTTTATCGCAAGATGGAATTCTTGGAAGCTAAGCGGGGCAAAGAAACGTCAAGTATTAGTTTTAGACGTAGAGGTTTTAGAAGAACTTATTCGCACTAAGGATGAGTTCATTGTCTATCTTCAAGATGAGATTGCTCAATTGAAGGCAGTTGAAGAGCCTAAGCGAATTAAAGTAGAGACTGAATATAAGTCCAGTCGAGCTTATAAGTCAGTTTACATGAGAGTCCGTGACCAAGTGTTAGTAAATAAGGCCAAGCATATTCCTGTTCCTGCTACAGTAGAAGAAGAACAGTATGATAGGGTCACGGTAAATGATTGAGCAGCCCAACGCAACCCAGCCTAATGCTGGATTTGCAGCGCAACCACAAACACAACCTTTACCAGAGCAGACTGACCAACAGGTATTAGACTCAGAACAGCCTAAGCCTAAGCAATTAACTGCTGTGCCTGATGAATGGAAATCTTTACTCTCTACTCTCTTGTCTCAATGCGAGAGAGAAGATGAGGGGATTCATTATGCTTGGGTAAGGAAGGCTAAGCGGCTAGAGTTATACTTTAATAACATCGTATCTCTATTCTGGGATGAAGCTGTCAACGATTGGGCTATTCCTAATTGGGATGATAAAGAATCTGAAGGAGTGCCGCCTAGAATCGTAAACATTTACAGGCCACATGGCGAGAGCATTATTGCTGCTCTTAGTGTTGGTGTTCCCTCTGTTCTTTTCTTTCCTGCTGATGCAGATAATGCAGATGACATAGATAAGTCTGAGGCTTACTCTGCAATCGCTAAAGTAATTCAGAAACATAACAAGGCTAAGCTACTTTATATCAAAATCTTAGCTATCTTCTTCAATCAAGGGACTCCATTCGTCTACTCTTACTCAAAGAAAGACAAGAAGTTTGGATTCTACCACACTGAAGAGACTTCATTAGAGGAACAGACTTCGTATTCTCATGAATGTCCTATCTGTGGTAATCCATTTGGTGAAGGTGCTCAAGCACCGCTGAATATTACCTGCCCTTCCTGTGGTAATCCCATTACTACAGAAGTAACTCCTCAGACAGTTCAGGTTCCTGTTCAAATTCAGGTAGCTAAAGAGAAGTCTCGTGTAGTTATTGAACCATTCGGTGTATTAAACGTCAAGGTTCCTTATACTGCTAGAACTTCAGAGCATTGCGGCTTCTTAATTCTTAAGTTTGACCAAGCTATCTCTGCACTACGTTCAATTTTCTGTGTTCCCGGTCCTAATGGCGAGGAACCTTTAATTGAAAACATTGAAGCTTCTACTGCTGATGTTTCTGTGGATTCTACCGTTAGGTATCCTAGTGTATACCTTAATAATCAGCCTCAGAATACTGCGGTAGTTCGCTGCGTCTGGTATAGACCGTGGCAGTTTGAACTAATTACTGGACCCGGTGACTCAATCAATCGTGATTTAGTTGATGAGATTCAAAGGAAGTATCCTGAAGGCTGCTACGTTATCTATATCAACAATGAAGCTGTAGAGATTAATGGGGAAGATTTAGATGAGCACTGGTCTATTGGTTTAGACCCGCGTTCCACTTCATTGCATGGTGAACCTTTAGGAACTAACCTTGCTATTACTCAAGATATCAATGCAGAGATAGATGAATTAGAACTACAGACTATGGAGCATGGCATCTCTGAACTGTTCATTGCTTCAGACGCCATTGACTTTAATAAGTATGGCAATACCCAAGCTAAGCCCGGCAATATTACTCAGACATTTAAGGAGCCGGGCAAGAGTATTGGTGAGAATTTCTTTGAAACACGAACAGCGCAGTTATCGCCAGAGGTCATGTCACTTACTGCAAAATATAAGAACCTCGCTGAGTTTGTTACTGGCGATTTCCCAACTGTTTATGGTGGTTCTGTTCCTGGCGCCTCTACTGCTACTGAGTATACTAAGTCGCAGAACCAAGCTCTTCAGCGATTAGGAACTATTTCTACTATTGCATCGTATCTATGGGCTGACATTATTGATAAGGCTGTAAAGGAATATGCTAACTCATTAGAGTATGATGAGAAGGTAGTAGATAAAACTCCCAATGGCTATCAGACTACTACAGTAGATAAGATGGCTTTAGGTAGGGGTGAAGTAGCTAACTGTGAACCAGAGTTCTCTGAATTACTGCCACTATCCAGCGGCCAGATTAAAGATACCTTAATGCAGGTAGTGGGTGCTAAAGACCCAATGTTAATGGCAATGATTTCTCACCCGCAGAATAATGAACTGGTGAAGAAGGCTCTTGGCATTCCAGAACTTTACATCCCTGGCATTAATGATAGGACTAAACAGTATAGAGAGATTTCACTTCTCTTACAACAGCAGCCTAATCCATCGCCCAACTCTCCGTTAGGTGCTGAGTCGTCAATTGCACCAGAAGAATTTGATGACCACATGGTAGAGATGGAAGTCTGCAAAGTTTGGCTGAATAGTTCTAAGGGACAGAAAGCTAAGTCAGAAAATCCGCCGGGATATCAGAATGTAGTGTTGCATTGGAAAGCTCATCAAATGATGCAACAAGTTAGAACTGATGTTCCTAATGAAACAGCACCGGGTCAGCCTCCTGATTCGGCATCAACTAGAGTGGGTGGCTAATGTATAAGATGTTTAAAGTATTCTATTATCCTGAAGAGGGTTCATCTATGGATAGTGAACCAGCTTCAGAAGTTAGTGACCGTGATGTATTAAATCAGGAAGATACAGATGGCGAAACTGATGTTTCCGAAGATGACGAAGAAGCAGGAGATGATGGAGGAAAAGGCGGAGATGATGCCGAAGAAGAAGATGATGAAGAAAAAGAAGAAGAAGATGATGAAGTTCCCGATGACGAAGAATCTGATGGGTCTGGGGATGAAGATGAGGTAGAGGAACCTTTAGAAGCTAAAGGAACTATTGATACCTCTGACTTAACTAAAGCAGTTAAGAAGGTAGCTCCTGATTTATTTAAGAAAGTCCCTGGCCTTAGAGATGCGTTAGAAAGAGATAAACAGTTTGGTGAAGTATTCCCGACGGTTGAAGATGCAAAGGATGCGGCTAAGAATGCCTCACTCCTTTACGCAATGTATAATGACATATCTTCAGGCGACGTAGCTAAGACTGGGAACTTTCTTAAGGCAATCAAGAATACTAATGAGGAAGCCTTTGAAGATTTCTCACATACGATTCTAGAATCAATCGGTAAGCTTAACCCGCAGCTATATGGCGAAGTAATGTTGAAGCCTATGAAGAAGGCTTTAATGTCCATGTATGCTGATGCGGTTAAGTCTGGTAATAAGAATCTTGCTAACGTAGCTATTCATGCTCATAACTACTGGTTTGAAACTCAGGATATTAACGCACCGTTAGAAGAGAGAAAGAAAACTACTAAGACTAAAGAGCAAGAAGAGTGGGAAAAGGAAAAGGCTGAATTTGAAAACACCAGAATTGGTGAGTTTAAGACGGGCGTTACTGAGGTAGTTAATCATTCCATGAAGCTGTCTATCACGAAAGAGTTAGACGGGATTAAGTTGGATGATTACCAGAAAAGGAATATCATTCGTGATATCTTTACTGGTGTAGATGAACTTATAGGGCAAGATAAGCGATACATTAATGGTATCAATTCTCTGTTTGAGCAGGCTAAATCTTCTAAGTATAACGCGGATTGGAAGTCCCGTATTATAAGGGCTTATCTCCAAAGAGCTAGGCAAGCACTTCCCTCGATTAGAAATAAAGTTCTGAAGGAAGCGGGAATTAAGTTCAAGGATTCTCCTAAAGCTGAGTCACGCCGATTGGTTCCTGCTGGATTGGGTGGCAATAAAAGCGAGGAGAAGATTGATTTCAGCAGAGTGGATAGAACTAAAACTACAGATATGGACATCCTTAACGGGCGTCCTAAGTATCTTAAGAGGTAATTCAAATGGCTGTTGGTGGAACGCAGTTACTCTCTGTTGAAATGGAGAAGGTTCGTAAAAAGCTTTCCATGCTCTATGAGTTGGAAAGTGCGAAGTTCTTCTCTACGGTTGAAAAGAAGGATACGGAAGTTATCTCAGAACGAGATATGCGTATTCCTCTTGCAATCGGTCCTGGTGGTTACTTTGGTTATTACAACCCTGATGGCGGTGACTTAGGAATTGGCGACGGGCAGACCTATGATAAGGCTGTCATTAACACCGTCAATTTCAAGCACGCTATTCAGTGGAATACCAAAGCACAGTGGGGAACTGATGATTCTCGTAAGAGTGTCATCAATCTCTTTAAGGAATTAATGGCGAAGGCAATGCCAGAATTCCGGCGTCAGACTGAAGCTCAGTGTATGACGGCTGGTAATGGCGTGCTTGCTACCATTACTTCTCTGTCCACTACGACATTAACCAATGATACCCTGACCTGCACTACAGATGGTTATGGTATTAAGTTACTTCGTAAGGGCCAGCGCATTCTCGTTTATGATGCTGCATTAGCAGCGCCGAGAAGTGCAACTCCTGCAAAGATTATTGCATATGACTTGGTGAATAAAAAGATTCAAGTCGATGCAACGATTGCTGCAATTGCTCCTACTGATGTGATTGTTGCTGAAGGATTATCAGGTGCTACGCCTGTTGGTCTATTCGGAATTCCTTACCATGTGCAGAATAGCACGGTAGGTAATTGGTTAGGATTACCGAGAGCAACAACGCCAGAGGTTCAGGCTAATCGAGTTAATGCAGCCGCCGCATCTTTATCTCCTGCATTTGCTCGTCGGGCAATTAATGCCATTGGTGACAGGCTTGGGATGGATAATAAAACTCCACTCACAGCTTGGATGCACCCTGCTCAGGTTCAAGCTTATGAGGCTCTTGGTCAGTTAGTTTCCGTTATTAATAAGGAAGCTTCTGAACAGGGATTGAATCTGTTCTTCTCAGAGAATATGAGATTAGCAGGCGCACCAGTCAAGCCCAATTTCGTGTGGAATAAAACACGGATTGACTTCTTGACTAATGACCATTGGGGCCGGGCAGAATTGACCCCGATTGATTACTACACTGTCGAAGGTCGAAAGATTTTCGAGTTGCGTGGAGCGTCAGGTGGAGTTGCTACTAGCCAGATTTTCTATATTGTGGCTAGCTGGAATCTCTTCTGTGATTGCCCGCCAGCGCAAGCTTATATTGATAACCTGTTAGTTCCAACAGGATATTAGTATCAAGGGAGGGGCGGGGGATAGACTCGGAACATCTATCTTCCGCCTTCTTTATGGACTTTGTAGATATCCTGAACGAACGATTAATTGACTACTACGGTAATGAGAAGAATACCGGACTGCCTAAGTATCGTTTAGTTAGAAGTGAAGTGCAGACAGAGAAACGATATGGTTCATATGATATCGTGACTCAAGAATCAGGTATCTGGCTAGGAACTAATAAGGGATTAGTAGAGGTTAAGAAGTATTGGTATATCGAACCTTGCTGGTTACTTGAGCGAATTGAGCTTAACCTTAATCGCAAGGATGTAATTCATGAGAAGTATACCTACGAACCACTATTCCCGTTCCTAGATAAAGACAACAATCCCTTAGACTTGAACTGGAAAGTATTAGAGTTCTTCCTCAACCGTCTTGAAAAAGCGGAGCGGCAATTTCTAACTGAAGCTGACCATCAGGCTGAGGAAGATAAGCGACTTCAAGATGAGCAAGATAAAGTTTTCGGCATTCTAGATAAGCCTGACCCAATCAAAGAATTGCCGACGTTTACAGCTTCGACTTTAATTCCTAAAGGGTAATATGCCAACAGCAACCGTTCTTTCAATCTGTCCGTTTGAGACTCTTGAAGTTAAGCCTATTGCTAAGGGATACTTCAGAATTCCTGCGGCACCTAAAGATGACTTTGTTTTAGTTTACATTGAGGAATCTTCTTATACTCAGCGGCTACCAGCTACGGACCATTCAATTACTATTCCCGTAGCCGCCCACCATATCGCTAAATCTATTGTTGATGACTTTGTTAATACTGTTGTTGAAGCTGACGATAATGCTGGACCTGGCATGATGTGGTTTGATTTCAGGGTTACTAAGCCAGAAGTATTATCAAATCATATCGAGAGACTTAATGCTCTTAAGGCTAAACAGATTCGCTGGTTTGAGAATCTCTGCCGTAAGGCTGATGATGATTTCAATCAGTATCACAAGATTGGATTAATCTCTGAGCATCAGCGTTATGCAGCGAAGTATTTAGGCCATGAGGCTGAGTGGCTGGTTAATTACAATCAGAATGATGGCTTAGTAGATTGTCCCGGCTGCTATACAAAGATTGATGCTAGGGCAGTTAAGTGCATTCATTGCGGTGCGATTCTTAATAGGACTAAAGCAATTGAGTTAGGAATCATTGCTGCTGAGATTGCTAAGATAGCGCCGGCACTAACTAAGTAGGAACTATGGCTAACCTTTCGTCAGATGTGTTTCTTCGTTGTAGGGCAGTCTTAAATGATGTTGCTATAGACTTGTATACTGATGACATTCTCCTGCCATATTTAAAGATTGCTAACGATGACTTGTCTGATGAGTTAGTGGATAACGGTGCTACTGTTCAAAAGGAAGTGACGGCAGACATTCCACTATCTGCTGGCATTACTCAACCTTCATTACCATCTAATATGATTGTTCCTATTGAGGTCTATGAAAAGGACCAAGGTCAGGACGATTCACATTATCGGTATATGAAGCAGAAAGATTTCTTACCGAATGGCACAGCCGGGCGTGAGTTAAGTGTTTGGGCATGGAGAGAACAAGCTATTAATGTAATGGGTTCAACAGCCGCTAAGATTCTACGTATTAGATATTACCGGCTAATCACAGATATTGTTGGACCTAACTCTCCAATCGAATTAACTCATGCTCTTAACTATTTAGCCTACCATACTGCTGCTTTAGCTTCTGAGCATATTGGTCAGAACAGAACTAAGGCAATAGATTTAGAATCGGTAGCTGGTATAAAGTTAGGTAAGTTATTAAAGAAGGAAGTTAAGCAGTCACATGGTAGACCAATTCGGCGTAGACCATTCAAATTAGATAGGCCCGTAACCTATTCCCGCTAGGAGTTTAGAAAATGGCTGAAGCAAAAGCGACCTTTACAACATCGGATGTTTGGGATGACGGGAAAAAGATTCATGCTGTGGGCAGGATGTCTATTTCTGCTGGTCCAGATACTTATACTACTGGCGGCGTGGCTTTCAACCCATTAGGTAGCACAGTAGATGGTGCTGGTTTAGGTATTCCATTACCAACAGTTAGTTCGCAGCCGTTCTTTGGTAACATTGTTGGTGGTGCTTACTTCGGCCAATACCTACCAGCTACTAATAAGTTATTACTTAGAGTAGTTGTAGGTGGTGCAGAAGTTGCATCAGGTGCAGTCCCGGCTGGATTAAGTAATGATGTAATTACAGCCTACTTCATCTTCGATAAGTTCTAGTAAGTAGCCGGGTGGAATAATGGCAAAGCGCGGCGGCGGTGGAAATCGTGACCACGGTCAGATTACTATGCCTAGTTGGAAAGGTCTGTATTCCAATGGCATGGATGATGCTGTTCCGCCCGGCTATTTCATTGATTCATTAAATACTCAGTTTGAGCAGATTGAGGTAAGGACCAGAGATGGCTCCACGAAGATTTTCACTCTGGCAAATATTAGAAGATTCTTTGTCTACAAAAGACTTAACGAAACTCCTCGCTATCTTATTCTTGATACTAATGGTTCTTTATGGGATTCTCTTTATGGCACGCCTCTCATAACTAATTCAGCATTCTTGGACTTCTCAGCTATTAACTTTCTTAACCGTGCGTATATTACTTTTCATGATAGGGTCAGTGGCATTCCTGGCACTTTTATCCAAGTTTATGAGGGGGCGGGACCGGGAACCTTAAGACCTCTAGGTGGTAGTCCACCTGTAGGATTTACATTAGTTCCTACAATATCTACTGAAACAGGTAATCTTGGATTAGGTAAGTATCTCATAGCAATATGTTATGAAACATCCACTGGATTTATTACCGCACCGGGACCAGCGACATTTGGTGACATTGATTCACCGGGAGGCTTTAAACTCAATCTTGCAGGAATTAGTATCGGACCATCTGGAACAATTGCTAGAAGAGTTATCATTACTAAATCTATCCCCGCAGGATTATATACTGGAAATCAGTTTGGATATGAATTCTTCTTCTGCCCGAATGGAAGAATCCCCGACAATACCACGACAGTATTAAATGGTATTAATTTCTTTGATGAAGATTTAGTAGACTCTGCTGACTATCTATTTGATTCTAGGTCTACTGTAGCGTGTGGATTAGGTCTAGCTATTTATAATAACAGAATGTGCTTATGGGGTGTTCCTGCCTATGAGCATTATGTATTCTTCTCTAAAGCCCTATTCATTGAGACATTTGATGAGACTGGTGGAATTCTTTACTTAGACCCATCTGACTCTATTTCATCTATTACTAATGTGGTGGACCATGAAACTTCGTTATTCATCCAATCACAAGATAGAACTCATATTACAGTTGATAATGGTAATGACCCTGACACCTGGAGATGTGACCCTCTTGATAAAGCAATTGGAGCAGAAGTATTCTCTGTCTCCAAAATCCTTGACTCAAGAGGAACATCAATAAAGAGATTCTTTCAGGGGGATAAGTCTGGTATCTATACATATGAAGGTGGCGGATTTATGGACCCTGCCTTCACTGTAAATATTAATGACTTATGGTTACGAATCAATAAACAGCAATTCAATAAAGTTCAGTTAGTAGACGACCCAGAGAATAAAGTCCTTTATGCTTCAGTTCCTCTTGATACTGCTGTGGAGTGCTCTCATATCCTTGTCGGTGATTATAGTAATGCTTTTAATAGATATGGACAGCTAGTAGGTGTTCAGGTTAGATGGTCATTATGGGCATTCCCTTGGCAGATTAGTTCTATTGTAGTAGATACTAATCAGTTTAAAGAGACGATTCTAAAGCATTCTGGCTTTGAAGGTAATATCTATGAGCAGGATGAGAATGTTGTTCTAGACAATAACAATAGAATAACTTCTTACATCCAAACGAATCTAATTGTTCCTCCCCAAACCAAAAGTGTGAATCATTATGGCTTCTTGGAGGGACGTATTGAAGGGTCCGGCTATTTTAATATTTATCTTTATAGCCCTAATTATATCAAGTCTGTTAGCCCACCTAAATGGATATTGGTAGAGTCACCTAATCTATACTATCAGAAACCTATTAACTTTGTAGCCACGAAAATGTCTATTAAGTTAATGTCTAATACTAATGCTGGTGACTTCTTTAAGCTGTTTGATTTGTCAATAGACGTTAAGCCTCTTTGGACTGAGACGCCGCGTGTCTAACGAAAACGCCGTCCGTAATCTAATTAGGGTTGATGATAAGGCCAATCCTACATTATTTAGAGCCTTGCAGTTATTGATAGATGACCTATACAATATCAATAATGCTGTATTTCCTATTGATGATTCAGGAACTATTGACCAGGGTAATGTTGGTGGCGGTGGATTATTAGGTGCAGTTCAAAACTTTACTGGCGTAGCTTACCCAGATAACTTAAGATTAGATTGGGACGTTTTACTAGGTGCATTTAGTTATCAGATTAAGATTGGTAATAATTGGGATACAGCTAAGCCAGTAGTTATTACTTCCTCTGACGTAGCTAACATAGACCCATTATACTTACGTCTTACCTATGGAACGTATGTATTCTTAATCAGAGGATTATCTATTGGTGGGGTTCTTGGTGATTTAGCTAGTTGTATCTTAATTATTCCAACAATTCCACCGCCTAATCTTGATGTTGAAGTAGTAGTCTCGACTGTTCTATTAAGATGGACTGAACCGGCTTCAGCTTGGAGAATTGATTACTATAACGTATACAAGGATAACATTAAGGTTGGTTCTATTACTGGAACCTTTAAGCTTATTCAAGAGTTAGTAGGCGGAACTTACTCATACTCTGTAGAAGCTGTTGATATTGTAGGTAATGTTTCTACCCGCTCGCCAATTAAGACTGTTGATTTACATGACCCATCTGAGTATGCTTTCGTTACTGATAGATTTGCATCTCTTAATGGAACTTATGTAAGAACTGAAAAAGCACGTATTGATAATATACAAGGAATATTTGGTCCATTAGTTCCTAGAACGTGGGAAGAACATTATCAATTCTTCGGATTTGATTCTCCACAGGAACAAGTAGATGCTGGTTATCCAGTTTATTACCAGCCATCATACATTGGTGATGGAACTTATCAGGAGACATTTGACTTCGGACAAATCTATAAGAACTTAACAGTAGTCATTGATTATAACAAATTACAATTAGCTGGATTTACTGACTTAACTACAGAGTTATCTGCATCAGAAGATAATATTACCTATACTCCTGTTGTCTTTGGTATTAGTATGTTAGCGGTATCGTTCCGCTACATTAAAGTTAAGTGGACATTTACTAATTTAGAAGATTTATCAGCCGCTTTCATTTCGTCATTAAGAGTTATCCTTAACGTAACTCTAACGATTGATTCTGGTGCTAAACAGTGCTTAGCTGCTGATGTTGGTGGAACTGTAGTAACTTACAATAAGGAATTCACTGGCATTAGTTCTGTTACTGCAACGCCAGCTACAAGTTCTCAGCCTCTTTATGCAGTAACTAGAGATGTTAATAAGGATAACTTCAAGATTTTAATATTTGATTCTTCTGGTAATAGAGCTAACTCAATGGTTGACTGGAAAGTTCGTGGAGTTATCTAATGTTCATACGTTATAATGCTACGGCTAAGTATTATGAATATGATACTTCTGCTGGTCAAGATGGAACTGGACCGTGGGTAATTCTACCACTTGATAAAGCTCAGATTTATAATGGCTCATTACCTGCTAATGTTGCTTACACTGATGTAAGAAATAAATTTACTAACCAACAAGAAATAATTGCCGCTGCTGCCGGTGAACCATTTCCAGGTATTGTTCTTGAAGGTTCATACCTTCCTGCTGACAATAGAAAAGTTAGGATTATTAACGTCAATGGGACACTTTATATTCAATTTGTAAATGATGTTGTGCCAGCGACCGTAGGTTATGGAACTCTACAATTTAGTAGAGATGGCACCCTCTATGTAGATGGTGAAATTAAAGGTAAGACACTTCATTCACTTACAAACACTAATGTAGATGGAAATTTACACTCAATTGGTCAATTATATCCAGGCAGAATTGATGTTGCAGGGGCACAGGCTAGTTGGTATTTAGGTTCTCATGCTTCATGGGGATTATATACTAATACTGGACTTGGATTAGCTGCTGGTATACAAGCTGGTGGTGGTATTAATTGTAATGCTTTAGAATCAGCTAATCATGTTCGCGCTGCTACGGGATTATATGATTATGCTCGTGGTTATCCAATAGGTGTATGGACTGACTTTACTCCTGCTATGGGTAATAGTGGTTTAAACACTAATTATACTTGTAAATGGATGACTATTGGAAAGAGTTTATTTATATGTATGTATCTTAATGTATCAGTCTATGGAACTCCGTGGACTTTTCCTTTGCCTAATGGATTTGTAGCATCAAACTATTCATGCAGCCCAATTCCTTATGGCATTACTGGATATTCATGTATGGCCCAATCTACTCCTGGTGACTCATATCTGCGTTTTTATTCCAATGTATCTGGTGGAGCTTTTGACCCTGGTGGTTATCAGTTTGCTGGAACTGCAATAATTCCAATTCAGTGAGTTAGCATGGCTCAATACACTATCTTAACAACACCAGAACAAGAAGAAGCGTTAGCTTATTCTTTTGGAAATTCTACTGTAGAGGAACAAACTCAGGAGCAATTTCTTCAAGATAAAGTAAATCATACAGTTTTTAATCCTATGATTGCTGACCAAGCTAATGCTAAATCAATTGCATTAAGTGCCTCACTCTTAACTATACCACCAGCTAATGAAGAAAAAGCCAAACAGGAAATTGCGGCTGTAATTGTAGCTAATGGCGGAACTTTAATTCCTGCTGGTCCACCGCCTGACCCACTTAGAGATACTCCAAATGTGTCTAGCGTTCCTGTTATTACTCAGCCGCCGTCAGGAAATAACTAATGGCTAATTGGAATCTCCCGACAATCAATTCAAACTACGTTACGTTCGTAGATGAATTGAATACTAAGATTGTAGATGCTGGAACTATTGGCTTTGGTTCTCCTATTAATCTACCAGACCATGCCATTCGTTTCAATCGCTCTACTAATATCTTTGAAGAATGGAATCTAACTACTTGGACTCCTAAAGTAATAGGTGTAGCTGGCGGTGGCACAGGTGCTACTGATGCTAATACAATAAGAACTAATCTTGGTTTGGGTAGTATGTCTACTCAAAACTCTAATGCGGTCAATATTACCGGCGGGTCTATTACTGGTGTTGCTTTTTCTGCTAGTGACATTACTGGTGGTATTATTGCATTAGCTCGTGGTGGAACTGGTGCATCATTAACTGGAACTAATTTTGGTGATGTGTTATTATGGAATGGTGGGCAGATTGTTCTTGCCCCAGGAGTTAATCTTCGTTCCTTTGATGCGTCATATCTTACTCAAGGAACTGTTCCTGCTGCTAGATTATCTGGCGTTGCAATGCTAGCAGCTAATCAGGATTTTACCGGAGGAAATAGTTTTTCTTCTGGTTCAATCATAGTTGTTGGTGGCTATCCTAGCTACTTCATGTATCATAGTTCTGCTGGTGTTAATTTAAAAAGACTTAGCACTCTTAATTATAATGGTGATTTTTATGTTCAAAGATATAATGATGATACAAGTTTAGCTGCTAATCTTGTTCAATTAACTTCTAGTGGTGTTCTTAATGTTAATGGTTATGGAGTTCATACTATCCAAGGTGCTAACATAGCTTATGGAATGATTAATCCGGCAGTAATGGGTGCTGGTGCTGCTAATTCATCTACCTTCTTAAGAGGAGATGGAGTTTGGGCACCTGTTGCTGGTGGTGCTGCACCTACTCCAATTCCATCGGGAATGATTGCAATATTTACTACTGGTTGTCCGGCGGGATGGACTAGACAATCTGCATTAGATAATAGATTTCCAATGGGTTCTACTGGTTGGGGTTCTGCTGGTGGAACTACTAGCCATTATCATGACTTACCAACTTTAGTTACTGATAACTCAGGGAATCATACACATGGAGTAAGTGGAAATACTGGTAATCCAAGTAACTCACAGAATATTCCTAGCGGTTCATTTGTGAGTTATCAAACAGGTCGAGATGACCACAAGCATAGCTTTAGTGTTACATCAGATGGTGGTGGTTCACATACTCATGCGATAGTTAATGGAAGAACTAACTCTGAAGGTAATATTATTCCACCTTATCTCACGGTAGTTTTCTGTCAAAAGGATTAATATGCGGACATTAAAGTTTACTAATGATGACTTGAGTAAGAAGCGTTTTGAAGTTCTATTTCATGGTTTGTTTATTCAAGGTAATCAGAATCCTCAAAAGGGTTTGACTGTATTACGTAGAGAGATTTCACTACTTAATAAGATTGAGTTAATTAGTAAACCCTGTGAGTGTGGTAAGACAGTAGCCGGCTCTACTGAACCTGATAGAGAACTGGATTTCAAGGATGGGGAAACTCTGTCATTTGTAATTGATGACCAAGAGTTTGATTTACTATATGATTATGTTGGTAAGGTTCCTTGGTCATTAGGTAGTCCGTCTCGTATTGCTTTAGAAGCTTTAGATTGGATAGCTAATCCTTATGTTGGTTCGCCCAGCTAGTAAAGAGGATTGGGTATCTCTATTAGATATCCATAAGGGGCACTCGTTTCCATTTCCAGACTTCAAGAATATGTTAGACGTTCTTGTAGTAGAGGATGGTAATGGAAAGATTGTCGCTTGGGGATATACTAAGAAATATGTAGAAGTTGTATTCGTTCCTCGGCCAGATGCACCAAATATAACTAAGGTCAAGTCTTTAAAGTTGTTATCTGAAATGTCTAGTGAGATTACTAAAGCTCGTGGAATAGATATGATTCATTCCTATGTCAAGGATGAACGTCTAGTCCAATTGCTCATAAACAAATTCAAGTATGGTGTTTGCACCGGGACACCATTATTTCTAGATTTGGAAAACAATGGCTAAGGACGACAAGCAAAAACTCTTCGATACATCTACAGCTAAGGTTAAACAGGCTGAAGGTGACTATACTTCATTCATTAATAAGGGTGAAGCTAGAGGCGATACCACTTGGGATAGAGCCACTGAGAATTATAACCCTGCCTTTGCTGGATATAAATCCTATGCAGAAGGTGGCGGATTAACTCAGGCTGATAAAGATAGGATGGATAAAGCCTATGGTGCAGGTGGTGGCGGTGGTGGAGGTGGTGGTGTAAGTAATCCTTTATCTGGTAAGACTTCTAACTATAAGGGATTAACCTCTGCTTATGGTTCAGCTTATCGGCCTGACTATGCTGAGTCTGATAAAGGATTTAGAAATCTATCCTCCGCTAGTGGAGGAATGGACCAGGGTAAGTTAGACCAGATTTATGGTAATGTAGACCAGCTTACTAATATGGGTAAGACTGGTGGTATTACCGATGAAGATAAAGCTAATATAAATAGACAGTCTATCTTAGATAGAGAACAGACTGGTGGTTACTCTGACCAAGATAAGGCTCTGATTAGAGCTAAGTCTGCTGCGTCATCTCCTGCATACTTTGGTGCATTAAAAGATAACCTCGAAAGACAAAGAGGTCAGACAGGTAACTTAGCTAATGCTGGTGCAGTTGATTTTAAATTAGCTAGGCAGGGAGCACAACAGCAAGGTCAAGATAGAATGGCTCAGGAAATGGGCCTACAAGAATCTGTTAGACAGGGTAAGCAACAGGCTGGTGATTTCTTATCACAACAGAATATGCAGTTGGCTGGCTTAAGAACAGCTAATCAATTGCAGGGTGCTAAGGGTGCTGGCGAATTAGGTCTTAATACTCAAATGGGTATTACGGCTAATCAAGCTAAAGGTTTAGAAGGATTAGCTGGCAGTCAAACTAATCTTGGTCAGTGGGGATTAGGTCAAGCGGGTGGATTAGACCAGTTTGGATTACAGCAAGCTGGTGGTCTTGACCAATGGGATATTAATAATGCTCAATTAGACCAGTCTGCTCAAGCTTCTAATGCTGCTCGTTCTGCTGCTGGTTCTGCTGAGAATGCAAGATATCAACAGTGGCTTACTGAATATGGTAATGAGCAGAAGCAATACGGTATTAATGGCCTAAATGATTTGTATCAGACTAACCTTAATAATAGCGGACAATACTCTGATAGAAGCTTGAATGCCTTGAACAATAAGTTTGATACTCAAGGTATGATGTTAGGTATGGCTACTCAAAATCGTGGCTCTACTGCAATGGAAAATGCACAGACTATTGGTAATGTTGCAGGTAGTGTAATTGGTGCCGCTACTGGATTAGGTGCATTAGGTAGTGTTGCTGGTGCTGTTGGTAGTGCTGCTACTAAGAAACCTGGTGCCGGTCAGTATTCTTCGTAACGGAGTATTACAATGATTCCATTCAATATCAATAGAAGAATTACTCCGGCGCGTGAGCCTCTGATTAATCGTCAGCCGAATCTTAATCCATTCGGGGTTAATCAGCCATTGCCACAAATGCAACAGGCGCAGTTACCGCCACCGCAGCAACAACAACCTAATCCATTAGGCTTTGATTTTGCTGAAAAGTATAAAGCATTAGATACTGATAGACCTAATCGTTTAGCTTATCAACAAGCTATTGAACAAGGTCCGCCTGAAATTAGTCGGGGTAAGTGGGCTAAATTAGGTGCAATGTTAGCTGCTGGTGGTAGTGCATTAGGTGGCACTCCTGCTTCTCAAGCTGCTAAATTTGGTATCTCTTCTTATATGATGCCGCAAGAACGGGCTGATGAATTGTATAAGAATAAGGCTGCTGGCTTGGCTCAATTGGCTGACTTGGAAGATAAGTCTAAGTCTGGTGCAATGGAGGCATTGAGAGCACAGCGGGATGACTTCTATAAGGGTAAGGATATTGAAGGACAGAATGAAGATAGAACATTGCGTCGTCAGCATGAAGAACGAGAATCTAGACTCGATAATGATAGAATTAATCTAGAACGTGAGAGAGTTAAGCAAGCTGGTAAGCATGAAGTTAAGAATACTACAACAGGTGAATCTTGGTATGTTGATTCTAATGATGTAGAGATTCCAGGGACTAGAATCAAGGCATATCGTAGTGCGGCTGAACAAGAAGCATTAGATGCTAAAGTTGCTGAACAAAAGCATAAAGATGCAATGGCAATACAAGGTTCACAGAATGCCCAGTCTGCTGCTAATACTCAAGCACTAATTGCTGGTAGAGAAACTACTGCTAATATTGGTGCTGATGCTAAACGGGATGTTGCCGAAACCAATAGACAAAGATACTTAGATGCCAACCCTAAAGCTAAAGACCTATTCCAGAATGCACAGCTAGAACTTAATAGACAGGCATTAAGTGACCCTGACTTACTTGGCACCAGTGGATATATTGACTATGATGAGGATTCTAATCAGATTGTAGTCAATGCTCCAATGTGGTCTGGTAAAGAGGGTAAGAGAAAGGCAGATAAGATTAGGGCTATCCTAGCTGAGCAAATGAAGAGAAGCCCTGCTAATGGTCCGAAGGGTAATAATACTCCTGCTTCTGGTGTGCCTGAAGGTTTCACAGTTAGGTAGGTGATTAATGCCACAAGATACAACATTAACTCCACCTAAATCAAGAATCGTTGACTATAAATCTCCCAAGACAGGGAAGGTTCATAGCTTCAATTGGAATAAACCTTATGACCCTACACCAGATGACTATACTAAGTTAAAGTCATACGTGGATTCTATTGAGACTGAACCAACAGAACCAGAAACAATTGGTGCATGGGGTAGAGGTAAACAATTAATTGGTGGTCTCTACGATACCATAACTAAAGGTAAACAGTTTGATAGGGATATAAGAGAATCAGAGGCGTCTAAGGGTGGGCTATTAAAAGACCCTAAGATGCGTGAAAGAATCTCAAGTGATACTGAGGGTATTGTTCCCACAGCTAACTTGATGGAGGACTGGCGTAATAGAGATATTGGTGCAGGTGCGTTTGATTTAGGTATGACTGGTTTAGGAGTAATGGGATTAAAGTCCCAAGTATTTCCTAAAGCTGCTAAACCTTTGCCGCCTGTTGCTGATGCTGTTGATGGTTCTAGGTGGACTACTGAGAATTTCCCAAGTAAGGCTGGCCCTAAACGTCAGCTATTATTACCTGAGAAAACTGGACAAGTATATCCAGGTAGTGATATCCCATTAGACCCGGCTAGTCCATACTATAAGAAACCGGCACCAGTTAAGCCTCCTGTTGATTTAAGTCAGTGGCCTGATGCTACGATTGAGGGTGAAGTTGTATCTCAAAATAGAGGTAAGTTATTAACTGGTCATGTTCCTCAACCTGTAGCGCCACCTAAGTTATTGACTGGTAGGGTTCCAGATGTTACACCAATTTCCCCAGTTAGACCTACACCTACTATACCCAAACAATTATCGGCTAGACCTGTTCCTAAATTATTGCCGGCTGTAGGTGAGACTGCTGTTACTGCTGAACCTAGATTCTATCAGGGGCAAAGAGGAACAGTAGATGCTGGATTACAATATCCAGTTGATTTAGCTGAGACTGGTAAATTACGCAGCCGTGGCGATGTAAACCATATTGACCCTAGAACTGGTAAACTTAGGGTTGAACCTGAAACAATTCTGCCTAATGAATTAGGAGAGTTAGGTAATCTTAATCCAGTTGATGTAGCGGCTGGAACGCATGGTGGACAAATAATGCCGGTTGGTCCGGCTGATGTTGCACAGTTAAATCCTAACTTCAGACAATCATTACCTGCATCTCGGCGCGCACCAATTACACCTGTTCAACCTCAAGCTCCTGTTGGAAGGTTAGGTAATTTACCGCCTGTAGAACCGCCTGTATTAGAACATCCTGTAGGTGGGAGAATAGTTAATCCTCCTCCTAGTAAGCTAGCTTATGAACCTAATAGGGTAGACGTTACTAATAGAAGATTAACTCCTGAACCTTTACCACCGGTTGATTATCCTGCTGTTAGAACTGGACAGACTGAAGTTACTAGACCTGGATTAAAGGCTACTGCTGCACAGGTTAAAGCTGCTAGAATTGCTGCGGCTAAAGAAGCTGCTGCAAAAGCTAGTGCCGCTAAGAAAGCTCCAACAGGAGATAAGTTTAGACCAGAAGTTCTAGACCCTGAATCAGCTAGAGCAGTAAAGGAATCATTACGTGCTGCTAAAGAAGCTGAGATGGGACCATTACAAGATGTTGAGCCAGTAACTAAATTTGAGCCAGAAGTAACTCAACCTTATAGAGCTAGCACAGCTAGACTAAAGGAAAGTGCTACGCCAGTTAAGGATACTGCCAAGAATATTATTGATACATGGATTAAGGGTAGAGGCGCAGGTAAGAATATTGGTTGGAAGATTAAGCAACAGTTCGCTGACGTTGGTAAGTATACTAAAGAGAATGTTGCTCAGTTCCAACAGGACATGAAGAATGGTGCGTATCCTGAAGTAAGAAAGTTCTTTGATGATACGTATAATAGATTAACAGAGAAAGGTATCCCATTAGGTAAGAAGAAGGATTACTTACCTCAAATGTGGGAGAATCCACCAGAGGAAGTTGCAAGAGTATTTGATAGTAAACACGTATCTACTAAGGCACCATTCCAATTCCAGTCTTTCTTTGAGGATTATGCTCATGGACAGGCTGCTGGATTAACGCCTAAATATAGTCCGCTTGAGATAATTGAACAGTATGCTGAGCGTGCTAATAGATTAGAGCATGACATTAAATTCATGCGTGACATGGAAGCTAGTGGTCACTTCCAAAAGAAGTGGATTGAGAATGCCGAGGGTAAGAGGGAACTTAATCCAAGCGTTAGGGAAGGTTGGAAAGTTACAGCGCCCAATGAATTGCCTAGCTTGCATGGCGATAATATGTATCTGGCTGACCCAAAGATTGCTGGTCAAGTAGAGAACTTTCTACAGCCCGGCAAGTTTGCTAAGACTAGAGATATGATTGGTAAGGTAAAGGGTGTAATGTTATCGGCTGGTATTCCACCTAATACTCCAATCATGACAGCGCATGGTGGTGCTAACGTAGCAATGCGTTCTTTATTCTCTGGTGACTTTGGCTCTGCATTGAAGTATGGATTTGGTGGTGCTAGTAAGACTGCACGTAAGGGTTATATCGCTAGTAACATTGATAAGATTATTGACTATGAGAAGAGGTTTGGATTAAAGACTAACCTTGAACACTATGAGGGTGAAGCTATTCCAGGCGCTAAGAATCCTGTAAGTAAAGCATTCAATTGGGGCAGGGAAGTTCAGAACAAATACTATGAGCGGCCTCTATTCAATGAATATATTCCAGCGGTTAGACTTAGCTCATTTGAAAAGAACTTTGCTAAGTTTAAGAAAGCTGGAATGGCTGAGCAAGAAGCTGGTGAAGCTGCTGCTAGATTAGTTGAGGATACTTATGGTGGTTATAACACTGAGTTAATGCGTAGGAATAAGACCTTTCAGAATCTATTCAGTGTGGCAACCTTGGCGCCTGATTGGTTAGAGTCTACAGCTAAGTTAGGTTGGAAGATTCCAAAGGGAATGGTTGAATCTCTATCTAATAAGTCTAGTCCAGTATCCAAAGCATATGCTAAGGTAGGTGGTAAGATTATTGCTTACTATACTGCTGCTGATATGGCTAACTATGGAGTTACTGGTAAGCATATGATGGAGAATCCAAAGGGCCATGAATTTGATATGGCATTAGGTAAGGATTCAGAGGGTCAACCTATCTGGATTAATGTAATGGGTGGTGGTGCAGACTTCTTTACTAAGCCAATGGAGGCTGCTGCGGCTGTGTATAAAGAGGGTGACTTTGGTTCGCTGCCTAAGTCATTGGCATCTAAAGGTAGTCCTGCCGTATCAGCTATTAGGTTAGCAGTTGAAGGTAGTGATTATCAGGGTAGACCTAATGTATTCAGACCAAGGGACCAATTTGGTAAGCTATTACCCTTTGGTGAAATGGCAAAGAATACTGCATTGCAGGCATTGAGATATGGTCCTCCACAAATATCTGCACCAGTAGATTGGCTTGCTGGTCAAGCTAGTCCAGAACAAGCCATATCTAAGATTGGTGAATTCCCCTTAAAGTTTAGTAGAACTTCTAAGGGTTCTAGTAAACTCTTTAAGGGATTAGGTGGTAACGTAAACAAGCTTGGTGCATCATTAGGGAAGTAACTCAACCTCCTCTGCCCTTTCTCCCTTTGCATGGTGGAAAGGTTTGAAGTGGACAATAGGCCCATGCTTAGTATTAGGTGGGCTTATTCTTTTTAAGTAATCAAAGTCTCCTAGGTATTGCTTCTTATGGAAGAAGTATTTAATACCTGTATGCTCGTCTACGATGAATCCATAGTTAGATGGTTGAATACTATCTACGCGACCTATCATTGGTAATCTTTCCCCAAGTTGTCGTGATAATTGTAGTGGCTTGATAGGCTAGCTCTCTATTAACTGAGGTCAATTCAATCATACCTGATTCCATTAGATACCGTATCGTCAAGTCTAACTCACCTGAATTGAATTGTCCTACGCCGCGTAGTAATAGCTTCTTTCTAGTCATTGTCCAGCTTGAGTCTGTTCCTAATATATCTAGGACTGGCCGGATAAACTTGGCTGTCTGACTATTACCCTGTCCCGTTGTCATGCGGACGGCGGTCCTAACTAATTCTCCACAATACTCTAGTGCATCCTCTACATCATCTAACTGTATTATTAAATCAGTCCTCTTCGCTAAGGACATACACATAGCTACCTTCTTAACATTGTCTTTAAGTCTATCGCCTGTGCCGGTTGACTCTAATACATCTTTATCTGCAAAGTTCGTATACCATTCCCTGAAGAATTCTTTACCAGTTCCCCACTTGAATTCTCCACTGAGTTTAGATATCTTACAAAGGTGCCGGGACAATCCTTCGTAATCTATTGCCTCATCTGCCTCATCTACGTGGGCGTCTATCTTAGACCTTTTATCCGCTGCAATTAGAAACGTCCTTCCAACAAAGCCACCTTGAATATGTGCCTTCTCGACAGCCAAATCAAACATATCAGGATTGGCGCCGGTTAGCATTGTTAAGCATGGCTTGTTCAATGTTTCTATGCCACCAGTCTTAGTTCTATTCTTCCAGACTTCATTATCTTTGGTGTCATAGAGGTCGGTGAGAATGGTTAAGGCATCATTGTTCCTATGAATTGATGCTGCGAATTCACCTGAGCATAGATACCCTCTTGCATCTTTAAACGGTGCGGCTCCATTCTCACTTGTCGTTGCTGTGGCTAAGTCAACTAGGGTAGCCTCTATTGTAGACCTGCCTGAAATTACCCTAGTATTATTAACCATTGAAACCAATTTCCTAGAAGTGGTTATGCCGAATGCTTTACCTAATCCAGACCTGCCTATTAGGATTACATAGATGTTCGGCTTTAGCTTATACAACCCTTTAATGTCAAGGGCTAGGTTAGGTGAAGCTACTGCTGCAATGGTAGCAATAGCAGACCAGCGTAACCAAATCTCAGGAGTCTCGGCTTCTTTTGTCTCATGTAAGAAGTCATTTATCCAGTTCATTTCCCTTCATACCTTAAAGCCTTCTAGTTCCTTGTAATTGGAACCATGCTCAAATGATGCAGGAATTACAAGCTTCATCGCTCTAGGCAATGAGCAACCTGTGAAATCAATTGGTGTTTCTATTAGTGGTTTGATTGCTTTGCATATGTCTACGTATTCATTAGTCGGCATCATATAGAGTAGTGCGTCGTGTGATTCTCCGCATAGTTTAATTGGATACTTATTTTCTTTGACAGATAATCCAGCCCGAGTAAGCACTTCCTTAACTGTATTCTGTGGGATATCAGCGTAAGCTTCCTTATAGAGTTTATCTCCTGGTCGCTCAAAGAATCTTCTAATAGAGCCAAATGGTCTAACCAGTAAACGAGTAGTGTCAATGCAATTCTGTATTTGAGTATGATATACATCTCTTACCTTTGGTGTAGCTGCATGGATTCTTTCAAGTATTTGCTTAGCCTTGAAAGGAGAGATAGTAAAGTCAATATTAAAATGACGGCAATCAGAAATAACATTCTTCTGAAACTCCATCCATTTCATATCATAGTTAGTGGCGTGTTTAGACTTCTTACCAATGAACCTCTCTGGTGAATCTTTAGTAATGATATCATCATAAGGGTCATGACCGGGCTTTAAGTTTAGCTTGCCAGTGAATAATGCACAGGCTGCCATTCTTCTATGAACGTCAACCTTATCCATCGCCTCTAAGAATTCATAGTCCTCAGATAGTAAAGCTACTACCCGTGCCTCTGCTTGACTGAGGTCAATATTAACGAATGTAAATCCCTCATCTGGGATAAGCATTCCTCTAATGTCGTCTCCAATCCCTCCATATTTCGTGAGAGTTTGAAAAGCAATTCCGCTTGCATAAGGTCTAACTGGCTCTTTAAGAATTGAGGTTGAACTTCTGCCCGTTTCTGTGCCACATATTCTATATTGGGTTCTAAGCCTTCCATCAAAGTCTTGTCTAGCATAGATATATGTTGAAAGAGTCTTGTCAACTCTGCGCTTTTCGAGAATATCTGATAGTATCTCTGTCCGATAGTCATCTCTAACCTCATCCTTTAGTAGCTTGGCAATCGTATCCTCGCTAGTCTTTGAGTCTACGTTACGTAAGGGTTTAATACCCATACGTTCATACATTAATTCTTCTACCTGCTGCCATGAACCTGTATTAACGTCGCCTATCCTTGCCTTCAATCTTAGGCCAAGATTCTCTGACCATGATTCATACTTGCAGCGCAGGTAGTTTCTTAAATTCTCATCTATCTTGAATCCTACCTCTTCCATATCCTTATAGAAGTAGTGAAGCTTTACTCTGTAGTCATAGTAGTATGAGTATAGATTCACATGATACATATCCGACAGTATGTATAGTTCCTCTTCTAGATTCCTATCTATCTCACAAGCTACAGCCGAGTCCATTGCATTGTAGATATAGAGATTCTTAATAGGGTGCTTGCCGTAAATAAACTCCTTGCCGTCATCCTTATAGTATGGCTGCTTGGAATAGATAGACGCCAGGAATCCTTGATTCAATCTAGGTATCTCAGGATTAACTGTATGTGCCTTGATTGATATGTCTGACCTTACCCCTTTGAAACTAAACCCTAGCATCTCTAGCTTAGGTATATCAAACTTTAAGTTCTGTCCGCTTATTAGAGTAGTAGACCATAGCTCATTCAGCGCCATCCATATGTTAGCTAACTCATCTGAATTCATTGAGGTCAATTCAGTCTTGCCTAATGACGGGAACATTGGAATTGAGATAGCTTCCCATTCATCAAAGGCTAATGATACACAGGATGGTAAGGTGCAACTCCACGTTTCAATATCAACGAATGGAATCCTACCCTTATTAGCTTTCAAGTATCTGTATAGCTGGATATAACTATTGCATACTTGTAGGCTACGTGATGGTGCTCTATAAGTAGGAGATTTACTTTCCTCAATAGCCTTCTTGATATCGCTGATAACTATCTGCTTATAGATATATGGGAAAGTCTTGAATGCTTCTGATGAATCTCCTGAATCATTGGTTGCTCTTACTAGATTAGCCGGGTGAATTGTGCCGACTACTTTACGTGAGCTATCAATGTATGGAATTACTGAGCCTCGCCAATCTCCAATCTTACTCTGTCCTGTAGTATGCTGTAGTGCAGTCTTACCTAGTGCAAGGATACAGTTAGGGTTAATGTCTGCTATCTCTTTATGAAGATTAACTAACTGTTCCTCTGGATTACATACCTCTTGAATCCTCTTGAGGTTATTCTCTGGTGGTCTATACTTGAATACATTACTGACCCACCATTTAGTTCTCCAATCTTGGTGGCCCATGTCAGTAAAGATTCTGTCTAGTAATTCACCTGATGCACCTATGAATGGAGTGGATTTCAAGTCCTCTGTTCTACCCGGTGCTTCCCCTAATATCATTAACTTAGCTAGCGGGTTCCCGGTGCCAGGCACATAGTTAGACATGGGTATTCTCCCTTGAATCATTATGTAGTTTTATACATTTCCTGCATCTTCTTCGATTCTCTCTCTTGCTCATATAAGTATTTTCAGGAGTAAACTCATGTCCACGTTTACAGAAATTTCTACTTGCCTCCCAATGTTTACCTGCCTTAACCACATCTAATTGATTGGTAGAGTTGTTACCCTTATATAGATGAGCTGGATTCCAACAAGTCTTATTCTTACATAGCTCATCTACATGACAGGCTAACCAACTATCCTTATAGTTTAACTTGTGATAGATAACTAGGGACAAACGTATAACTATATACCTCTTCCTGTTAATGACTATCCTATTGTGTTTACCAGTGCTGTAAACCCAGCATTTAGTCCTTGGAATTAGGGTGGTATTCTCCCACAATTTATCTATCAGATTTGTATTCATTCGTTATCCAATACTACTAGCATAGTCCGCTTACCTAAAGACTCTGCCTTCTTCATTGTCCAACAGCCGCCTGACTTTACGTGCTCGCCTGTATTACAATGATAGCACTTCTTAAACCTCATGCCCATGTAATCTTTAGGATACTTATCTACTGTAATGCAGACTAGGAAGTCAGAGTTATTAGCTATTGAAATGTTCCTAGCCTTATAGCCACTACCCCAATGCAAGTCAAGCGGCGGGAATTCTAGTGTCTTAATCCCTAGCTTGCTTGCCTCATCAATTGCCCAGATATCTATTCCCCCTAGATGGCAAGCGCCGGAGATAACCATGTCTGGTTTAGTATCTAGGAGTAGACTCTTGATTACATCTCTAGCTCTAGCTATTCCTACGTGACTAAACTTAGTTGCTTCTGAGCCTACAATTCCTATGGTCATTTTAGTTCTCCTTATGTATACAGTATAGCATACTAATAGTTTACTGTCAAGCGCTAATTAACCTTATTAAACTCTAGCTCATTAACCTCATTCAGCTTCTCTAAGAGAACCCTAGTGATTTCAATCTTGTGTGCGACGGAGGGATTCTCACTTAGAAAGTTTCCAAACAATACATTGAATGCACAGGGAAAGTGAAAGTGAACGTGCATCCCAATAACTATTCCCATTGATATATGTGTTACGTTAATGCAGCCCTGTAATTCCTGTCTATCAAACTCTTGACTGCAAACACAACAACGTAGTATAGCATGAGTATGATTCATTTTGATTCTCTTATTGTAGCTGCCTCTGTCAATTGTCTAATGGCCTTGCCTCTGCCCATGTAATGAGACTTCCATATTGTAGCATAGCAAATCAAATCATCGAAGGTATCCTCAATAGATTCATTGTTAGCTTGCTTAGTAGTAGAGAGTAGAACAGATAGCCTAGCCAGCTTGACTGCAATGAATACTGCAAAGACTTTATCCATGCCATTGGTAAACATATTGGATACCATGTCACAGAATATGAAGTTAAAGAATGGACCTCTTTCTCCACTATAATCTTGGTTCTTTGATTCGTGAATCTTCTTTACCTTATCTAGTGTATCAATGAAGCCTGGAATTGGTGGCATTGTTTAGTCCTATGAAGTTTTCTCAGCGTAAATGCGCTCAATAATCTCTTCTTGCTTATCGCTCAGTGTTCCTTTTCTTTCTAGCTGCTCACTTACGCTAGTAAGAAAATCGCTCTCCCAAGATGTTATACCCTTACCATCTTCTAGTGCTGTCTTAATCCACATCTCCACTACTTCTTTTGTTTGTTTCATTTTTCTGTCTCCTTGTTTACAGGGAAAATAATTTTTCCCTCTGCAATACATTCAGGACAAACTAAAACTGCACGTATCACAGAGTCATCCGGTAACTCTGAAGTAACTGACTTTCTACATATATAGCAGGGGTATCTCATTGTCTCTTCTCCCTCTCCTAGTATGTTTGTAATTACCCCTAACCTTCGTGGATTGTCATGTAGCATCATGTCAATAAATTCTGACATTGCCACTCCTTTTAATTCTTAATCTCATAAGTCCAGCCAGCGGGGGAAATGATTAGTAGCTTCTTCTTTTCCTTTGCTGCCAGTCTAATTGTTTTCCACATGGGGGAATCTTCAAACTCATTAATCAATGCTGGCATTGCAATGATTACGTCTGCATTGTCAATGAGGTTTTGATTCCTATCTGATACCTTAACTGGTGGATGTAGAGTAATCGTATTATAGATATCGTCTAAGTCTCCACCTGATAATGGATGCCCTTCAACCTTATACTCTAATGCACGTAGGCTAGAGAATACTTGTCTGTCTCCACGGTCAGCGCCAATGTATACAATGTCATGCGCCTTATTGTAGTTACTCATCTCTAACTTGAACTTAAATAACTGCGCCGTATTAGGGCCGAGCCTCGTATTGATAATCGAGATATTCATTTCAGAAATTCCTTTAGTCTATTGAGTCGTAAGATTTCTTGATACGCCTGATACCTATTCTCGAATTCTTCTAGGTCAGGCAACTCTTCTAATGCTCTGGCTATAGTTAGGCTAGTCTGTATCCATGTCTTAGACTTATCTAACTTGATAGCTAACTGTCTAACTGATATAGGTCTTAAGGTAACGTAGCAATCTTGAACTAACTTAACTTCATCCTGCCACTTGGCCTTGGATAGTTTATCTTTCAGTTCTTCTAATTGCATTGGTTATCTTTCAGGTGGTGCCGCTGGTCAGATTTGAACTGACACTGTGCTGATTTTAAGTCAGCTTCCTCTGCCAATTGGGATACAGCGGCATGAATTAGTTGGGGCTGGATTGCAGATACGATACTTAGGTTCAGCCAGATATCGTCCTAGGTATTTCCCCGCTATTTCCTAGAAATCCATTATGGATATTAATTAGAAAGGGCTGGACCTGAGAACCCGTCATGGCGGCGGACCTAAGTATTCCCCTCGTATTTCTTAAGAGTCCAGTCTTATTACTACTCAGTCAATGCGGTGTATTCCGTGACGCGATTGATTGGCTTATCGTCGTAAGTCCCACGCTGCCAGAATGCGTTGAACTTTTTACCAACCAAATTCTGACTGACGGTAAAGTTATAGCCACCGTCGGCATTCTTTGGATAGCCCAAAGCTTCGATGAGAGGCACCATCAATTCGGGCAGCTTCTCATTGAAGTAGACGAAACGGTTCTCAGTCCCTTTGAAATCTCCCGCAAAGATACGGAAGGTATAGCGGACATTCATTGAACCCTTATCCTTAGACTGCACTACTTCAACCTCTGCAATCTCAGTAGGATGCCAGCCTGGTTTAACAAGCTGTGACTTTGCGACATCTTCAGGCGATACGTTCCATTTCATTTCAGCCATTTGTTTTTCCTTGTTGGGTTAGACTGTTGTTGTTTCTGTTACCGGACTAGGTGTGTATAGAAACTCCTTTACTTTGTCATAGAAGTTCATTCCCTCATGTGCTCCATTGTTTGTGAAGTCAATCATTGGGGGAAGTTTCCGAATGGCTGTCTTAGCCATAGGAAATTCATTACTAGGTCTGGTATATAGAACCCGCTTGGTTACTTCTTTACCTTGCTTTTGGTCCCAGTCTTGGATAATCTTTGTATACCAAATCTCATCGAAGTATCCCGGCACCATTGACTCTAGCTTAGGTCCGAATGTTACCAGCGATTCATACTTAGATGCACCGTCGGCCTTGATGATTGTCCTATTCAATGGGTGGGCTGTCAGGAAAAAGTTTGCCTTGACTGCCTTCAATGCTTCAAGCATACCAGAGAATAACATTACCTCGCCATTGAATTCATCCCATGACGGAACAGCAATGCCACCCTTATTAACTTTACCCGGTCCAGCTTTAATCTCTTTGTCGCTAGCCTTAGACCAGTCAATGAATAACCCTTTGTTAATCATCTGGCACACTACTAACAGGTTAGACATTGAAGTTAATCCATCAATCACGATGGTATTATACTTGCAATTATCCATCAAACTGTTTAGCATGGGTTGCCATTCAGTGAATAGATTGTAAGGGTTGATGTTCAATACGTCAAAGTCTTGCAGCCTGTAATGATACCAGTCCCTAATTGGTTTGTTTCTTTTGTCTACGTCTACGATTAATGTTGGGCCAGGAAACGATGCTGCTAACAAAGTTTTACCTGACCCATTAGGTCCGACAACTAATGCTCTAATGAAGTTATCGTTTTCTTTCTCGTCTGTCATTGAAGTGATTGGCATTTATCCCCCTAGTATTGAATTGATTAGCGTGTCTATGTCGTCTATATGTTGTTGTTTCTTTCTTCTAGTTCCACTATTCTGAATGCAGTTCTCACAGTGTAGCTTTACGTAGATTTGTTTTCCTCTTTTAATCTTTGCTTCTCTTACCGTGAATACTTCATCGCACTTGTAACACCGGGCTTGCTTACCGTCTATTAACTCTAGTCTAATGTAATGACTACAGTCGGGAAGGATACACTTGTAAACATGGTAGGGTTCCTTCTCTTTCCTAGCCAAGTTTACATACTTATATTTATGAACGTGCAAGTTACTCTCCTAATCTTTGACTAGGGCTGCCGTAACATCCCAAGCTTCTCCCTGTCTATACATTTCAACAATCTTTCTATTCATCTCCTGCTCGTTAGAAGATGCACAGATGTTATTGAATTCACAATGAACACACTGAGTAATTCCTTGCGGCGCTACTGTTGTATGACACTGTGGGAATGTTTCATTTTGGATGGCCCAATCCATTTGCTTGGCCCACCAGATTGTATTCTTAATCCAACGCTCTTTAATTCCCTTGTCATAGGATAGCGGGATTCTCCTGAACTTATCCGCTGGTTCCTTTGACTTCTGCAATCCTACTTCATTGATGTAAACAATATCTGCATTACTAGCTACTGCATAGCCAATGAATTGATTGTCTAGCTTATTGTATTCTGCTCTAACTCCCCTCCATTTATGGTCCATTGGTCCGCGTCCTGTCAATGGAAACTCTGCCAGCAAATCAATCTTGGTAGCGTAGTAAATCTTTAAGTCCTCTTCTTCATGCAAGAGAAACATTGCTGGCTGTTCTACTTCAATTACTTTAATGCCGTCATACTTCCAGCGATTAGCATACTGGTAGAATGAAGTGATAACCCATTCACAGGTTTCAATATCCAGGTCCATCTCTACATATAGTTCTCTGCCAACTGTTGCCGCTGCTTCTATTGCATCTTCAAATGGCACGTTGACTTTCAAACAATTATAGAATGTATCTAGAATTGTATGCCCTAAATTACCCCGCTCTAATGGCATAGGTGTCTCACCACCTTTACGCCAATTCTTAGAGAACTTAAGGTAATAATGCCAAGGGCATTTCTGGAATGAGTTTATTTCTTGGCTGTCTGCTACTAGAATTCTTGGGGCCATTAGTGATTCCTTTAGTGTCCTTTATTATTTATCGGGAAGGCGTCGTAGCCAACAGTTAATTGTAGCACAGGTTAAGATAAAAGTCAAGCTGTCCTGTTTAGAGGACAGTGCTTGGATGATTGGTTATTAATTATTAGGTGGTCTTTATTTATTACCTAGGTATAGAGAGTTAATTAATTCTGGGGCTGTCAAGATTTTGACTGGGCGGGTCGGCTGTAGGTCAACCCTCTAGCTTGCCCTAGGACGAACGAACGGCTATCGAACCATAGCGATAGAGCCTAAGACGGTTTGCTCTAGCCCTAGGTCAACGTGGAGGTTTCTAGCCATAACCTAGGGGGATTCTCAGGGTAGGACTACATCTATATAAGGGCTAGTCCCTACGCTGGCCCGTCCCAAAAACTAATTAGGGCAGAGAAATAAAAAAGCCCCAATGAACTTAATCATTAGGGCCTAGTCGGGAGGGTTTCTTTTGTTAGTAGTTAGTTTCTTCGTTCTTAAGCAATGGTGTAACTTGATATGTCTCTCTATATCCTGCCTCTTTAACAGGATGTGACTTACCTACGGGAGACATATAAGTATTACAGATTGGACAATACAAAGCGTGTTTCAATTCGTGAAATTCTTTTGGTATAACTCCCCAATGTTGGCAGTTAATTCCAGTGCAGTATCTCATAGTCTACTCATCCAATGATACGTAATCTAAATCGTCAATGTTAATTGGCTTATCTGATATGGTGCAATCCCATCCTCTATTAACTGCATCATTGAACTTTGATATTGCTACGGCTGCGTCGGTAGTCTTAGTGTAATACTCTACGTTGTTTTCTTTATCCTCTGCGTAGATGAAATACATTATAACTACTCCGTGGATTCTTAGTGGTGTTGGTGTTAGTTTGAATTCATCCATTGTTATCTTACTCGTCTAATTGGAATGTCTACAATACCAAAGATTTGTAGCAGCCAGAGTACAACCATTAGAACTACTACCACTCTGATAATCATTCTAATGGGTTGAGCGAGGGGAACATATGTCTCTACTAGATACAGACATAGCCCTACAATTACCAGCGTAACAAACACGGTAATCATTTGGTGTCCTTTGTGTAAAGAGAAGCACGGTTTTGAAAGGATTACCGTAAACCTTTAGTGAACTAACTACTACGCAGCCGCGAGATTCTTTTGCATATTGGTCTTGAGAACCAATGCCGCATCAAGAATTGAAATCTCTGCCATTGCAGCAAAGAGTCTAGCAGACCGGCGGAATTGACTGGCCTTCTCTTCATCCAATCCAAGCTCACGAATGAAATCGGCAAACTCATCCCGATTAACTTCGCGGGAGAATGCCCAATCATTGTAGCCCTCCGCCGCCCAATCACAAGCAAGCTGTTCAGCAGCCTTTGCATCGCCATTGGTAAAGGTGGCAGCGAATTCAACCAAGTCAGTGAATTCAGTTACGACACCTTCCGATTTGAATTCCTCGATAATCTCTTCGCGGGTAGTGGGCTTACCTTCCGCGTCAAGAATAGGAACCATAATCTCTTCGCCGTCAGCATCCAAAACTTTATTGCCTTCGGCATCAAGCTTAACCTGCTTCTCACGGTTAACCTTGACCTGAACCATCTTACCGATAGCCTGGAATTCAACAGGTCGTGACTTCGCTCCGCGGGTTTTCTTAACTTGCGTAACCGTAACAATCGCCATCTTACTACTCCTCAGTAAATGCCGGGCCTTGATTGGCCGGCGGGGAAACTTCCTTACAAGACCATTCTACACTGTAAAAGATTTAATGTCAAGCTGTCCTCTGTAGGTGACAGCCGGTTAATCCTTACCCTCTGTATCTTCCGGCTGAACCTCTTCAACCTTCGCCGCCTTGACTTTAATCTTTGCCGCCCGACTACTGATTTCTTTTCTGATACTGAACAAAGATTTATTAACCTCTTCATCTAAGGCTAATTCATATGTAGTGTCCAGCGCTAAAAGATTATTTAGTAGATTCTGAATCTGTTCTAGTTCTGTCTTAGTCATTAGTGAACATCCTTATCTTTAGTGTAGATAGATTCTACAAGGGATTCAACTATCTCTTGTAGCGTATTAGTTTCCTGCTTGTCTAGAGTATAGACAATGATGGAAAGGATAAAGCCTTGAATCAATTCAGGCTCTACTGTCTGAAGCATTCTCTTGAACCTACTGATTTCATATCTCTGCTCATCAGTCAGGTCGTCATAGTTAATTACTTTCATGACTCTTCTCCCTTCAAGATATCGTAGCGTAGAATGAATCTGTTGTAAGATTCTTCTACTGATTGAAACCTTTTGAAGTGGTCAAGGTTTCTGAACTGGCCGCACATTTCTACCCTGTTAATCCAGCCAGCTACATACTTGGATTTGTTTGCCATGATATACTTGATAATCATTTCTCCCACCCTTCTTTCATTCTCTGAATGACTTCAGCCGGGACGTTATGGGTATTCTCATAAAGCTTTCCCGACAAAGTAATCTCGACAGCCCGATAGCCATTATCGAAAGCCATCTTAAAGTAAGGTTCCATTTCCCATCGCTTGACGAAAGTATTAGCGACGGCAATCTTCTTATCCTGCCGGTTAATAAAGTTACCGAGCCTCATTGAACTAGCGATATAGTTCTGGCAGAATTCATGGGCTAAGGCAATCTTATCTTTGTCGTAAATGTATTCATCGCCCTTCATGAAATACATATCAGCTTCACAGTAGTCCTCTGCAATTTGCCTTGCAAGAGTAGACTTACCAGCGCCGGGCAAACCTCGAATGATATAGAGTGTATTCATTTGACACCTAGTTCTACGTTCATCTCGTAAACTAAATCGCTCAGTTCTTTGAACGATAGATTCTTAACTAGCTTTGTTTCTTTAGCGTGCTCATGAATTCTACCTAGCATCTTGCCCTTGATTCTGCTACTAAAGTAGAACCACTTCAGAATATCCTCGCCCGTCTCAGCCTGAATCTTTTTGTCAATCATCTTAGCCAGTAGATAGTCTCTCTTCTCTTGACTCTCTTTATAGGCTGACTTAGATACCTTGTCATAGCATTCAAAGACTGTCTCTAATGAATCAAACCTAAGCGCCGTAGACTTGAGGGTATCACCCTTTGAATTCTTTACTGTCAATATAAACAGTGGCATTGTCATTGTCCTTTAATGAAGTACGTTCTTATCGCTGGTATACATAGCCAGCTCTTTACTAAGCTGCTCGATATCATCGGATAGACCACCAACAATAGTAGCCAGCTTACTTACGCTTTCAATCAAGCCATTGATTAACTTGAGTAATTCACCGTCAACCTTTGACGAGTTATCATTGACTGACCTGACTAGCTCAACTAGTTCCATAAGGTTATCCATTATCAGCCTCCATGTTTACGTGCAATTCAATGATAGCGTAATCACTATCTACCGTGCGGGGAAACTCTTGTAGTTCCTCTTGAATTACTTCCTCTGCCAGCGCATAGGTTTCATTCAAAGAGATAACTTCCAAATCCTTATAGACTGCAAAGACTTTCATTACACTACTCCTCTCATAGCTACACTATCAGGATGACAAAGTAATTGAGTAACGAATACTCCCCTGCCCTCTGAATAGAAACCGTGACTAAGCCAAACGATATAGTAGACTTCGCTGCCAATCATTCCGTAGCCATTGATAGTGCCCTCCATCTTAGACTCTGGATGGGCACTAACTATTACTGACTGGCCGACCTTTAGTAGATACATTACTCCCCTACCTTTGCCGGTAATTCTGAAATCTCTTTCAGCTTCTTAGTTACTTCATCAATCGTTAGCCAGCCCATTACATCGTCGGCTACTGGTGTATCATAGACTAGGCCAGCGTGGTCTAAGACTGCCATTTCATAATAGCCCTCGCTGCCTCCGTAAGTATGCTCGCCTCTAATTACTGAGGCACCATAGCCATTAGGAAAGAATACCCTCGCGTGTCTAGCATAATCAAACTCATAGAACTTTAGAGTCCAGAATGTAGCAGCGAACACCGGGTTATCTATTGCCTCTTGCAATGCTCTATCTCTAGTCATATTAATAGTCCTCCACTTCTAACATTTCTAGTTCTTCAATTAGTATTGGGTCATTACCCAAGATTGATTCCTGACACTTAACATTACCGCAGTAGTCCCGGTCTGTTACTGAGTAATCATCAAACCGAATAATCCTTACGTCATTAACTCGGCGGGTCCAGTCATTGCCATCCATTCTACAGACGCCCAATCTTTTCTGGTGTCCGCATGGGAATAGGGTTGCAATAACATGACCCCACTTCGGATGTTTCTTTGAACGGTGAATGATTAGCTCGACGATGTTGGTTCCTTTAGCCATGACTTATCTCCTCTAAGATTGAATGAGGACCAGCCTTAATTGACTGGCCCTCTTTACTTACTACCAAGTAACTACGCTCGACCTACCCTTAGTCATTAGAACGTCGTATAGTTCATTGAGCAAGCTAACCTCATCCCACTCAATCTCTCGACCGTCTAAGGTAGTGACCAAATTCCTACGCTTATTCTCAATCAATTCGCAGAACTTCTCGTCAATGGTTCCGGTAACGATTGGGTAGATAGAGTTAATGAAAGAATACTTCTGCCCGATTCTTTCAAACCTTCTCTCTACCTGCTGTTCTTTGGCTGGATTCCATTGCCTCTCGCCAAGAATCATATCGCAGCAAATCTCTTGTAGCCCATCCACTCCCTCGCCACTAGCTAAGGTTGAGGCAATCATTACCCGAGATTCACCGGCAATGAATTTCATCTTGATATTCTCCCGCGCCTGTGCAGACAGACTCGAATGATATACCAAGGGCAGAGCCATATCATTTTCCAAGCAATACTTTTGCAGCAGCATATTAGTGGCGTCTGCTACGTCAATGTGGTGCAGGAAAATCATTATCGGTCTATCGGTATCCTCAAGATGTTCAATAGTCCGCTCGACTACTGCCGGAATCTTAGACAGCCCAATGACATGGCGCAGATTAGAAATCAATGCCAAGATATCAATTGAACTGGCAGCCCTATCTTTGCGTTCCTTTTCCATCGCCTTGATGAAATCGAATTCAGCCGCATGATACTTGTCGCGCATCTTTTCATTCTCAAAGTCTACGTGAAAGAACTGCCGGTTAATCTTTGGAACTTCCGGCGCAATGTCATGCAAGGCACGGCGAATGATAAAGTGCTTTGTCTTTTCCTTGAATCGTTCCGGGCTTTTGATTCCCTTGAATCTAATTGCCCCGCTCTTAGTCTGTTCCATGTCCACCCAAACATTGCGATACAATGTTCTGTCTGGAAACAATTCAGGATGCAAGATATGCAGGATAGGAAAGTATTCGTCGGCATTGTTATTGACTGCCGTGCCACTCAGGGCAATGACATTCTTTCCCTCGCAAATCCTTTCGACTTCTCTCGTGCGCTGACTATCTCCCTTAATAGCTTGGACTTCATCCAGAATGATTGACTTGAAAGGGAAAGAATAGAACGGGCTGACTCTCTTCTCTACCTCATTGCCGTATTTATTCGTGACCTTTTCTTTTCCCCCAAACCTCCGGAGAATGTCATAGGATGCAATGTAAACATTGAATCCCTCGACCGGCGGTATCTTTGAATCCTCAATAATCTGAGGGATGAATTCAAAGCCAGCCCAGTTAATGAATTGCTTGGCGACCTGAATCTTAATCGAGGACTTGCCAAGGTAAAGCGCCGGCAATAAATCCTCTGGATACTTTACCAGCGCACCAATTGCTTGGGCAGTCTTTCCTACCCCTGGCTCGTCACCAATTAAGGCTTTGAATCCAGACGTTTTGATTAGGTCAATCCCTGCCAATTGATAGGGACGTAAAGTCTTGCCGTCTCTGGAATGCAATGTCCAGCCGTGAGTGGGGGTCTTAGGGATTAAGTCCTCTGGCTTAATCTTTACGAAGTGTTCGCATTCCAAGCGGAGGATAAGATTCTCACCAAGAGGCACGGTCTTAATGATAATCTTTTCGACCTTGCAATTCTTGCACATCCATTTCTGGAATGTCTCTTGAGTAGCAGCCTCAATGATTTTCCTGCTACCCTCAAAGTTATCCATGCAAGAGTAAGGTTTAGCCCCAATGTTTCTGGCTTTAATTGACCAGTATACATCATGACCGTGACCGGGACCGACTAAAGCATGAGCGATTTCATGCAGAATAGTATCAGTTACCATCTTTTCATCATTCTCGGTTGTCCAGTGAGTGGACAAAAAGATAGTTTTGAATTGGTAATTGCAAGCCCCGAGACGCCGTGACTTTTTGTCGTAAAGAATAGACCAGTCTTTCAATTCATGCTGGTCCATTAGTTGCCTTGCTAATGTTTCTGCTTTGGTTAGGTCCATGATTCCCTCTGAATTGGGTAACTATTTACCCTTACTTGATTCCCTTCTCTGCCTTCATCTTATCCAGCGTGGCCTTCAATGATTTGAAATCAAATCCTTGGTCTGCCAACGCTGCAATCTTTTTCTCTTCTCTGGTTTGTGCCGGTGCCTTATACTTTGGCTCGGCCAATTCCTTAATCTTGAAGTTTGGCTCGGTAATTAATTTCTCCCGCGCCACTCGAACAGATGGGGCAATTCCATTTCGACCCTCAATCTTATCATACGCATCATACCAAAGAATGTATTCCTCTTTGCCGAGCGTAATGATTTCTTTCAGTTCTTCAATCCGCGCCACAATCTTTTCTTTGGCAGCGTCCTTATTATCTTTGGACTCCTCAATGATTGCATTGATAGTGGCTCGTTTCTTTTCCTGCCACGCCACAAAGAATTCTTTCGTCAAGATTGGTTTAGCTTCCGGTTTGCTCATTTCAATTACCTCGTAATAGATACGTTGACATTGGCTGTCACAAAAGATAAACCACTTATCATTCTGTGCCGCGCCGCAAAGTTTACACTCGAAATCATTTCTCACCTGCCGTCACCAAGTCAAGAACAGCTTATCATATTAACTAGGCTGCTGTCAAGAACTTTAAATCATTAGGGGTCTAATCATTAAACTATAAATGATTTCCCCCTAATGATTAAAGGGCTAATGATTTAACTCCTCTTCCTATTGGCCGTGGACCTCTTAATTACTTCGGCAAGCTTAGCACGATTCTCTGGCAATTGAGTCCAATGCTTGCCGTTATAAGAATAGCCAGCCTTATTCGGGCGGCGGAGTTTAGCGGTAGTGACTCCGATATGATTGTCCTGCTTCCATTTCAGGAACATCTTATGGTAGTCAATCTTTCCGGTGGGTTTCTTGATAATGATTTTAGGGCCTTTGCCCTTAATCATTAGTGCTGACTTACCCTCTGCCATTTCAATCGGTTCAATACTAGGCACGTATTGATTTGACCTTTCCCGCCTAATGATTTCCTTACTAGTCACAGCCAGGAATTGATAGGCTTTGTATTGGCTTGATTCATAGCCCAATACTTTAGCTACGTGCCTGAAATGAATCTCGTCGCGTAGCCAGGCATTAGTCAGGTCAAGTTCTTCCTGGGAATAATTGACCGTGACTCTTACTGGCTCTAAAGCCTTAGCCTTCTCTAGTAATGTTTTCACTTCATTGCTCCCTTTAGTTGTTCAGAAAAAGATTTGCCCTGTGCGCTGCCAAGATTGCATCTTCAATTGCCATCTCCAAATCTTTATCGGAGAATTCTTTGCAGCATGGGCTGTAGGGTTCCATGTTATACCAGTCAATTGAACGTCTGATATTCTTTACGGACCAATTGCCCCAATATGCTGCCGAGTCTAGCAATAGCATCCTAACTGACTTATACATTTCTTGCTCCTTAATTGAAGAGTTAATTCTCTTCCTTAAATCTTTACCCTATTTAAGATAAAGACTTAAGGAAAGGAACTAAATCCTTTCCTGTGGTTCTAATTAACCACCAGTTCCTTTACGTCGTAAATCTCGAAATCATTCTCGGTCCCTGCCTCCGAAGAGAAGTGCCAGCCAATGATTCTCAAGTGATTCATTGACCGGAGAATCTCAATCGCCTTACCGCGTGAGTTTACTTCGATACCACAAACGTCGCCATCATGGTCGAAGTAATCAATAGTGATTTTGCTCATATTACCTCCTCACCAATTCGAGAATCTTTGCCGGCGCAAAGTCTGAATCCAAAGTTAGCTTGACAATCATTTCATCATCAAAGCCCTGTCCCTCTTTGATAATGATTGAATGGATTGTGGACTCGGCACAATGAATAGGCTGATAAAGCATTCCCTCAGCCCGGTGTGCCACCTTTACGAGTTCAATGATTTTTCTCATTGCTTCCCCTTAGAATTGAATGTCGTCATTAGAATTGCGGGGATAGTCGGGATAGGTAATCTCCCGAATCTTTCCCAGCTTTTCATTGAGTTCGTTAACTTGCTCATTCAGCCGCAAGTTTTCTGCCCTCAATGATTCCAAGTGAATCGAGCCATTGGTCCGACCGAATTCCATAATGGCCTCAACCAAATCTTTGGAATCCTTCAGCCCGATGCGCGTCGCCATAATCTGTTCGTTCCTATCATTGGTCGTCAATTCAATAACGACCGGGACAGAACGAATGGCCTTAATCGCCTCAATGATATTCGTGAATTTCATTTCGTATCCTTTTCTTTGCTGCTAGTTTCGGCCTAACCTTGTGGCCTTATCAATTACGGTGGTATACCGTAAGACTAGGCGGGGAAATTAATCCCCACGCTAATCATGGCTGGATATCATCGGGTGAGGTAAACAATTCCCTGTCAATGATTTGATAGGGATGGCGATTGATGTCGGTCTTTGACTCGTAAAGATTCAGCCAGATTCTCGCTGCCTGTAGAGTCTCGAATACAACGTGGACATATCCATTCTGTGTAGACTGGATAAGATAGACGGTCTTGTTATTCCAACGTGCCATGATTAGCTCCTTAATCTAAAGGGTCCAAGAAATCAAGCGCCCGGTTTCCAAGTCTCTGATATCGAGGGTATTGATATCGTAACCCATCTTTACCAGTTCTTTGATAGCCCGGCGAGTGGTAGCAAGGGAAGGAATCTCATAAGTGAGACTCTCGAAATTGCAGCCGTCATAAGACTTGACGACCTCAAACTTTCCCTTCTGGTTGTAATCTTTTCGTGCCATTACTTCCCTTCCTTTCCCTTGGCAATCCTAGCTTCGACCGTCGCATAAATGAAATCCAATTCATGCTGAATTGAATCATTTACCTGCTGCCGTAGGTCAATCAATTCCTGAACCCTTTTACCAAGGTCCAATAATTGACTGCCCTTAATCTTTCCGAGAGTCCATTGCTCGTAATTCATTCTGCCTCCTAAATTGAAGTGCCAATTCACTTCCTTAGTCTCTACTCATAATAGAAACTAAGGAAAGGAATTGCTTCCTTCCCTTATCTTTAGTAGCCCATCTCCCTCTCTTTGCGGCAGCATGATTCATACTGGTAGTAATCGACGATGAAAGATTCGACCTGCTCTGCCAAATCTTTTGGCATTCTTTCATAATCAGGCTCGGCACTAACCCTACGTCCGCCGCATTCATTGCAGGGGATATCATACATTCCAGAGAAATAGTTCTCTCTGAAATCAGGGTCATCGTCGAAATCTTCCGCCGACAATCCATGAGAATCAATTGAAGGGTTGACCATCTTTCCCTTACCCTCGCAAGTATTGCATAGCTCAAATTTGGCCGGGATATCGATTTCCATTTCGCCGTCCAAGCAAACCGTG